CTTTACGGTCAACGACGTGTTCGAGCCATACCAAACGTATGCCTCGCGTCTGCTTGAGAAACCGGTCAGCGACATCTCCTACAAAAAAGACATGTACCGCAAAGCGCTCGAACACAAGAACGAAGACGGCTCTGCCATGAGCATTACCGACTGGTCACGCATGTTGAAGACCAAGGACGAGTACGGTTGGAAGTACACGGACAACGCGAACAAGCTGGTGTCCAGCGTCGCGTCCACGCTTGAAAGGGCATTCGGGTTGATCAAATGAGCGACACGCCACTCACCAACGAACAACTTGCCGGAATGGAAATCTTTCCTGGCGGTGCCACGTTTGGCCAGGCTGCCGAAACCATGGGTCTGTCTCGTGCAGACATCGGCTTGCAGCCGACACAAACGAAGCCACCGCCGAAACCCACAAAAAAAGAAACGCGTCGGTATTCGGTAGTTCGTGACGGCAAGAAACTGACAATCGTCGTTTACGACGACGGATCAACCGACGAAATTGACGAAGGTGATGCCGACACAGAAGACACAGACACCTCCACGTCAACCACCGATATCTTCCTTCCCAAGGCACGTAGTGACGCGTTCAGCAGAATGCGAGCCTTGCTATCCCGCTTCGGTCTGTCGTCCTTGGAGAGCGCAGTCAACAACATCATTACCAGCGGAACGGTTGACTTGGAAAACGCTGACGCAATCATCTTTGCCCTACGAAATGAAGACGCCTACAAGAAACGTTTTGCAGGCAACGCCGCACGAGCAGCAGCCGGACTACCAGAACTGGACCCAGCGACCTACATCGGACTGGAAGAGTCCTACCGTCAGCTTCTTCAAGCCAACGGTCTACCTAACGACTTTTACAACGACCAGACCGACTTTGAGAAATGGATCGAGGGCGACGTATCCCCGGCCGAACTACAGGATCGAATCAACAACGGCTACCGCAAAGTGGCCGACGCCGATCCTGCCGTCAGGCGTCAGATGCAAGAACTGTACGGGGTGGCAGAGGGTGACCTTGCTGCTTTCTTCTTAGACCCCAAGCGAGCTCAGCCGATGCTGACCACCCGTGAGCGTGTCCGTAAGGCCCAGGCTGCTGAGATAGCGGCCCGTGGCCAGGAGCAAGCCGGTATGCAGTTGAGCGCTACAGAAGCCGAAACTCTTGCTTCGCGCGGGATTACCGGCCAGGAAGCAATGGACAGGTTTGGTGAGATGGGGGCGTTGTCCGGGCTGTATCAGACCATGGGTGGCGAAGAAGCAATGACCAGGGAGCAACAGCTCGGTGCAGCCTTCCGCTACGACACGAACGCACTGGATCTGTTGAGGCGTCGTCAGCGCAGTCGTGTTGCCCAGTTCGAGGGTGGCGGCCAGTTTGCTAGGACAAGTGGTGCTACCTCTGGCACGGTCGAGACCGGAGTAGGTCAAGCACAGTAGGCCTTGACAAGGTCTGAATTCGTCGATACACTGGACTCGTTCCACAAGGGACACCGTTGGAGAGCCCCGGCTTCAACGTGAAACACAAGGGTGAAGCAGCCTTCGGACAACCTCCGCGTCCGAAGTGGGCGAGGAGTGAGACATGTCAGACGTTCACGATTTCGAGGACGAGGCACAAGAACAAACCGGTAAGAATCCAGTTCGAGCAAGAATGAAAGAACTGGAGTCCGAGGTGAAGGCCTTGAGAGAAAAGGCCGCTGAAGCCGAGAAGCTTCAAAAGGAACTGGCGTTTTCAAAAGCCGGTATCCCGATGGATGCTCCGATGGCTAAGTACTTCATCAAGGGCTACGAAGGTGAGTTCACTCCCGAAGCCATCCGGAAGGCTGCTGAAGAAGCCAACCTGCTTCAGGCTCAAGCTCAAGCTGCTCCTACACAAGAGCAGCAGGCGTGGGCCAGGATGCAGAAGGCAAGTTCCGCTGGTCAGACCAGCGAACCGGTAGTTGACTGGAACTCCAGGATCAATCAAGCCAAGGACGCGAACGAAGTGATGCAGCTGCTGGCTCAAGCAAGGCAAGAATCAGAAAACATCTAGCCCGCAGGCCCCCGGCCTGTCGGGGAAAGAACAGGTAACAGGCCATGGCCTATACACAAATGTCGAGTCTGTCAACAGACCAGACAGCATTTGACCGGATTGCGTACTTCGCGCTCCGCAGCGAACTTCTGTTCGACGCGGTCGCCGACGTCATGCCGGTCGCTCAAGCAATGCCGGGTTCGGCAGTCACGTTCACGATCTTCAACGATCTTGCTGTGGCTGACACGCCCCTGACCGAAACGTCAGACGTCACCGCCGTCGCAATGAGCGACAGCCAAGTGACCGTCACGTTGACCGAGTACGGTAACGCAGTCTCGACGACTGCCAAGCTGCGTGGTACGTCGTTCCTCGACGTCGACGCTGCTGCGGCGAACGTCGTCGGCTACAACGCCGGTATCTCGATCGACAGCGTCGTGCGCGACGTCATCTCGGCTGGCACCAACGTGATCTACGGTGGCGGCGGTGCAACCGATCCGTCGAGCCGCGCCACGGTGCAGGCCGAAGACGTCATCGAAGCGAACGACGTCCGCAAGGTCGTCGCCGCTCTCCGCAAGGCGAACGCCGTGTCGTTCGGCGGCATGTACATGGGCTACATCCACCCGGACGTGTCGTACGACCTCCGTCGTGAGACGGGCGTCGCCTCGTGGCGTGACCCGCACGTGTACAGCGATCCCGCCAACATCTACATGGGCGAGATCGGCGCGTTCGAAGGCGTGCGTTTCATCGAGACGCCGCGCGGCAAGATCTTCACGGACGAGGGCGCAAGCTCCACCGTGGACGTCTACGCCACGCTGATCATGGGTCGCCAGGCTTTGGCCAAGGCGCACTCAGTCGTCGACGGCAACGGACCGTTCCCCCGCGTGGTGCGTGGTCCGATCACCGACACCCTCTTCCGCTTCCAGCCGATTGGTTGGTACTGGCTGGGTGGCTACGGCCGATTCCGCGAGGCGTCACTGCGCCGCGTTGAGTCGTCGTCGAGCATCGGCGCAAACTCGTAAGTAACGAGTAGCAAGTCGGGGGCCGGGCGTATCCCCTCGCCCGGCCCCTTCTGCTATCATTGAACAGCGAGGTAATCATGTCAATCTCCAACTACGCCGAGAATCTTCTTCTCGACACGCTTCGTAACCAATCCTTTTCCGTAGCAAACACTTACGTGAAACTTCATCTGGGGGATCCGGGCGAAGCCGGCACGAACAACGCAGCCGCAGAGACCACGCGCAAAGTCGTGACATGGAGCGCAGCTGCAAGCGGCAGCATGGTCACGTCGGGAACTGCCGAATGGACCAACGTTTCGACCACCGAGACCTACTCGCATTGGTCGTTGTGGGATGCATCAAGTGGCGGCAACTGTCTGTGGACGGGTGCTCTTTCTTCTTCTGCTGCGGTCACCGCGGGTGACACTTTCCAAATCACGTCGCTGACTCTCAGCCTCGACTGAGTAAGGTAGCCACATGGCTACTGGTGAACTTGATTTCACGATATCTTTCGTAAACACGCCTTCTTTTTACAGGGGCGCGGTTATAAGGAATGCCACTGGTTCCGGTGTCGGAACACAGACCGCTTCTGGCGTTCGCGTGGTGCCGAGAACCGCAACAGGTTCTGGAACTGGAAGCAGCAGCATCGCATATATAGAGGTTCTTCCACGCTCGGCTACTGGTACTGGACTTGGTTCTTCCGGGGGCGGAGCGACCGGATTGCTTATTGCAATAAGGACCGCGTCTGGTTTTGGTACGGGTAGTAGCACAGCAAACTACACTTCAGGAAAAGTTAGAAGCGCTGTCAATGTTGGTTACGGGTCGTCATCGACCACGTCTTTCATCACCCACAAGCGCACAATCACCAACTCCGGTACTGGCACACAAACGGCTGTCGGTGCCAGGGTCGTAAGTGTCACCGCATCGTCTTCCGGTTCGGGAACCCAGTCAATCAACTTTTACAAGGTCATGTTCTTCAGGCCTCCGACCGACGACTTGGTCAGTTGGTACGAGGAGGGTACCGACGGAATCGCATTGCGTTTGTTCAGGTTCTTCCAGCCGACCGCCCGAGGCAGAAACGTTTACAAGCTCACGGACGGCACGTTCACGGAAGCGGAGCAGAACGACAGCAGCGTGGTTGAGATCACCTATCACGGTGGCCATGCCAACCCGGTAACCCAGGCAGAGAAAGATGATCTGGTTGCCGCCGGGTACGGTGCGTACATAACATGAACACCAGAGGGGACAAATGAAACACCAAGAGACACATCCAAACCTTGACGTCGAAGGGTGCTTTGGCTGCCGCATAGCGCACGTTGCCATTTCCGGGTCGGCCACCCCTACCCGCAAAGCCGTGGGGGAATTGAATCGTAAGGAAAAATTGTTGGACAAAGACCTTGACGCCTACAAAAGAATCCGACAGACTGGTGGTCAACCAGAACAGATAAACGGGTCCGCCCGTTTGGAGGCAACAACAGACTGATGACAATCAAGTACAGGGGCGAAACGTTCGCCGGATATAACAAGCCAAAGCGCACCCCCAATGCCAGCAAGTCCCACGCGGTGCTGGCAAAAGAGGGTAGCAAGGTCAAGCTGATCCGTTTTGGACAGCAAGGTGTACAGGGTTCACCCGAGAAAAAGGGTGAGTCCGAGGCATATCGGAAGCGTCGCGAGTCCTTTAAGGCACGCCACGCCAAGAACATTGCCAAAGGCAAAATGTCAGCCGCGTACTGGGCTGATAAAGTAAAGTGGTAAGAACCGAGAACAGGAGCAGTCATGCCGAAAGTTGGAAAGAAAGAGTTCCCTTACAGCAAGAAGGGAATGGCGATGGCCAAGGCCGAAGCTAAGAAGTCGGGCAAGAAAATGAAGATGGGCAAGAAGAAGTAATGGCCCAGAAGAAACCAGCCAAAGAGATGGCCGGTGCACCGAAGACGACGAAGCGCAAGCGCACTCGCAAGAGTTCCGCCAAAGCGCAAGCCGGTTCGTTCCCCGGTTACGGAGGATACAACTACTAGATGACTACGGTGGCGACGGTCCTCAACAGGGCGTCGCGCCAGATGTTGGCAGGGGTCGTTGAAGAACGCAACAAGTTGGCGTCGAGCGTCAATGATAGTGCGACGTCTGTCGTACTCTCTTACGATATTGGCGGCCTTCGTGCTGGTGCTGTATTCGAAATCGAATCCGAGTTGCTCTACGTGTGGGAAGCCAACCCGGCAACCAAGACGCTCACGGTCGAACGCGGTTACGGCGGAACCACCGCAGCATCACACTCCTCTGGGGTCATAGTCACCTTGTCTCCGCGCTTTCCGCGCGCACAAATGCTGGAAGCAGTCAACGCAGAACTGGACGACTTGTCGTCGAGCAACAACGGTTTGTATCGCGTGGTCACGACAAGCTTGACTTACAACGGTTCGGATCGTCAGTTGAACATCACCGGATCTGGCACGATCCTGGACTTGATTGACGTGCGGTTGCGTTACTTGGCCGATGACTATCCGGTCATCAGCACCGTGCGCCTGCAAACAGGACTGCCGACCAGCGACTTTGCGTCGGGCAACACGCTTGTGTTTGACGAGATAATCAAAGCCGGCACCGTGCGCGTGCGCTACAAAGCTCCGTTTGTCAGGGCTACGAGCGAATCATCTGACCTGACCACCGACTGCTTCTTGCCGACCACGTGCGATGACATCATCGAGATGGGCGTGATCATGCGCATGATGGCTGGCCGCGAAATCAAACGCAACTTCACCGAGTCCCAGTCGGACACGCGCCGCCCTGAAGAAGTTCCGCCGGACGCAGTAGCCAAGTCGTTCGGCAACATCGTCGCATTGAGACGGAACAGGATCCACGCGGAAGCAAGCCGCCTGAAAGCACAGTACCCGATCCAGTTTAGGAAGTAGCCGATGGCTACGCTCACAACATTCACCGCGCCTTTCCGCCCGGCTCCCGCGTACTACACCGGTACTGGCGCATCCCAACTCGTACCGGACGTGTTCCCGGTCGCAATCAACGGTCGTCCATACATGGTGGACACCGCGTCCAACCAGTGGAGCCGCGTGTTCGATGCTCGCGTCCGCGACTCGGTCGACCAGTCTGCAGAACCAGGCGAAAGCGCAATCAATCCGCAGGGCTTGTGGCGTCGCTCTCAATCATCGTGGCACTACGGATCTGGTCAGGAGTATTCCGACGCTTCCGATTCCGAACCTTTCAGATTCAATGCCTCCAAGGGTGTGAATGTTTGGGACAAGGGCACGTTGTCGCTTTTGTCCGACACCACGAACGTGTACCCGACTTCGGGCACGAACTTGTACGCAACGACTGCCGATGGGCGACTATATGGGTCGGATGGGCAGAACATCAAATACACGACTGACTTCTCGACGGTTACCACAGTGACTGGTACGGCTGCATCCAACATTTACAGTCTCACCTCTGACGGCTACAACGTGTTCTATTCGTATGACAACGGCGACATCGATCAGACGAACGCTGGCATCTCCACCTCGTCGGCGTACATCACAGGTATTGAGGCTGGGCACATGGCGTATGTGAAGGGTCGCCTCATGGTGGCTGGGCAAGGTGCGGATAAACGCAAGATTTGGAACATCACGACTTCTGCTGGTTCGTCGGCGAACAACCCCAGTGCTTTGTACACGCATCCGAACACGAACTGGTCATGGGTTGGTTTCGCTGCTGGTCAAACCCACATCTATGCGGCAGGTTACGGTGGCAACGTCAGCATCATTTACAAGACCACGATCAAAGCCGACGGCACCGCACTTGACATTCCCACTGCGGCAGCCGAACTGCCACAGGGTGAAATCATCACATCCATCTACGGCTATCTCGGCTACATCGTGTTGGGCACCACGACCGGTTTCCGGTTCTGCTCGGCTGATACGGACGGCAATTTGGTGATCGGTCCGTTGATTGAAATCAGCGGAGGTGTCAACACTTTTGCCGGCATCGGTAAGTACGTTTACTTTGCTTGGAGCAACTACGACTCCACTTCCACCGGTATCGGACGCATGGACATCTCCGTGTTCATCTCCACCAACCAACCCGCCTACGCTTCCGACCTGATGGCAACAGCCCAGGGAACCGTCACGTGTATCCACGAGTTCAACAACAAACCTTTGTTCACTGTCGCAGGTGTCGGCGTCTTTACCCCGCATGCAACCAACCTTGTCACTTCCGGCTACCTCACGTCAGGTATCTACCGCTGGGGTGTGCCGGACGCGAAGTTCATTCCCAAGATCGACTTGCGTACTTATCCGCTGGTCGGGTCGGTCACCGCGTCTATTGCGTCAGACAACGGGGCGTACCACGATTTCGCGGCGTTCGATACGCAAAGGGCAAAAGAAAAGACGTTAGACGGATTGGAGGACCGGGTCTTTGAGGCAGAACTCAAACTGACCCTGGCCCGCCAAACCGCCACCACCGGACCCACCGTCACGCGTTGGATGGCCAGGGCCTACGCGGCACCGCTGCGCAGCCAGATCTTTACCGTACCGCTTGTCATGCACCACAAGCTCAGCGTCATGGGCCGGGAGTACTGGCAAGACGTCGACCAAGAACTGCGTCTGCTGCGCGACCTGGTCGACAGTCCCAGGGTCATCACCTACCAAGAAAACGACGATACCTTTGCCGTGGTCGTGGAAAACGTCCAGTTCCAAGCCAGGTCAATCAACTACGCCCACCGTGCCAACGACGTCGAAGGCACTGCTATAGTGGTCATGCGCAGTGTAAGATGAGGTCCCGATGGCAGCAGTGACACGCAGACAGTACAAGGGTGCAGCAGCCCAGACGACGATCACCAACGCGCTCGCGTCCGGTGACACGTCAATCACGATTGCTGCTACCACTGGCTGGCCGTCAACCGCATCCGTTCCGTTCTACGTGGTCATCAGCCCAGGGACCGCCAGCGAAGAGAAGTGCTCAGCCACTATCTCCGGCTCTACTCTTACCCTTACTCGCGCACAGGATGACACGACCGCCCAGTCCCATGCTTCGGGCGCGACTATCTACCCCGTGTTCTCGGCGGATGAAGCCGACGAAGCGAACTTCCTTGCTTCGCGTTACACGACGAAGGGTGACGTCGTGGTGTTCAACGGCACCGACGTTCAGCGCGTGGGGGTGGGTGCAAACAATACGGTGTTGACGGCTGACTCTGCGGAGACGGCTGGTGTAAAGTGGGCGACGGCACTTTCGTCGGGTGACACCGACCAAATCGTTCTACCAGTCCAGATTTTCAGTTAGGAGCAACAATGGCAACGTACAGCAAGACGATTCTCAGCGGTTCGACGGATGGTAAAGCCATCAAGGTTGCCGCGACTGCGACGGCTGGTACGACGATTCATACTGGTTCGACGACGACTACGACTCTTGACGAGATTTGGTTGTATGCGGTCAACACTTCGTCGACGGCGGTGAAGTTGACGGTTGAGTGGGGTGGTACTGCCAGCCCTGATGACCACATCGAGTTGACGGTTCAGCCTGAGGCTGGGTTGGTGACGGTGGCTCCTGGGTTGCTTATCAAGGGTAATGCGACTGCGCTGGTTGTTCGTGCGTTTGCTGGTACTGCGAACGTCATCACGATTCACGGGTTCGTCAACCGAATCACGGCGTAAGCGATGGCTACGGCTCGTCGTCAACTTGGGTATGTGTCGTCG